GAGAGCTCAGAGATCTCTTCAGATATGCCTCCTAAGCTGACGTGTGTATTCATAATGATATTAATACTACCCGGTTCAAGGCCCCATAACGTTGTGAGCCAGTCACATTGAGCGTTACTTAACCTATCCATGATAGCAGGCCTTCCTTTTCTTTCTAGTATTTCTTTTTTCCTAACTGATGATGATTTCACCACTGCTATAATATCGTTTGGGACTATAGATTCTGTAGGGCCATGCACATATGTAGACACTGCCCTAGCCAAGTATTGTCCTCCTACCTTCTGTTTGTGATCAACTCGTAGGAATTCAGCAATAGCGCCTAGAAAACATTTGTGAGACTGAAATCTGATATTAAGTGATGCCGCACCTCTCATAAGCACCTGTACTTGGTGCAGATTCGTAACAGCTGCCAACACGTCATCACCATTATGTAAGGTTGGAACCAATTGGCCATCTAGACACGAGTCTATGTATATCTTGTTTAGTACTGTGTTTATAAAGGTGGTCATACGCCATCCCGAGAGTAGTGTTCCCTTTGCCTTATACCTACCACCCAATTTGTCTAACACAGTAACATCATCCAGTGCTGCTATCTGCCAGTTGATAGCCGTGACTTGGTCTGGGTCTAGATAATGGGAAAAAAACGTCACGGTATGCAATCAGTACCATCTGCATTGTTACAGTGGAGTGCTGGGAGTTGAAATCTTCAAAATCGAAACAAAAAGGCGTGCCGTTCTTGATAACGTTTTGGACGGATGAAGCGACGTTTTCAGTGGTAGCGCTTTTACCTATAGGAAAAACATTACTCAACAAACTTTCACAATCACCAAACCCATACTGACTGAGCACGAAACAAGTGTTGTCCACACCGTAGATTGCTCGTTGTTTACCCCATTCGTACTTAGTCATTGCCTTAGCCTGTACTTCTGGGGTTCGGTCAATGAAGTGACTTATAGGATAATGTGGCATCCTACTCATGGCGAAGATTTTATTGCGTAGCGTACTATCAGATGCTTTGAATTCATCGTCCTCTTTGTACTGACTAAAGAAAGTGCCCGCCGGTGCCCACTTCCATCTCATCTTCCAATGGTTATCCCACTTCTTCTTAGTCGGTTTGTGTCCGTTACGTAGTAGTCGAGAAAATAGCTCTCCACACTTACGATAGACAGTGTTACTGTCAATATTACAAACATTCGGGTTCACACGGTGGTCTTTCTCAGCTGCCCAGTCGACAGTACCAAGTCCCCTATTCACTAAAACTTCAAACTCGAAACATGGTGTGAGGTCAATAGAGAGACAGTTCTGTAGGGCCTTGAGTCTGAGTGTCACCGTATTCTTGACGTAGCTAGCAAAGGATAGAACATCTATATACGGCTTATACCATACTTTGCTGTTAGATACGTATTGGTATATTTCATCCGGCATATTCAGTATCCAAACAACCAGGCCGGCAAAAAAGGCCTCAGTGAAGTCAGGGTGCTGAACGAGTCGTGATATAAAATACTCCAAAAAACGTATTTTTGACATCACGTACGTCTCATCAAGCGCCTTCAACTCGTTGACCGTAACATGGCGTAAGTGCTTAGCAGACACCTTGGTATGGTTAAGAGAAATCTCCTTTCGTAAGATGGCTGATATTGTCACAGGCCTTAGGTTTTGTAAATGAGTGTATTGGTGATTAGTCATAAATACGTCTTTTATAATATCTTGATCATTAACTGGTCCGAATGGAAATAAGGACACTCCATATTGAATTCGGGAAATGTATCGTAAGTCAGCGTCTTTAAGTAAGTGAAAGTGAGTCTTGGAGTGAATGTAATATGCAGTGATTCCCAGTAAAGTAAAATAATGTGCCGCCAGCGGTACAGAGTGAGTGGTTAATTTCTTCCATACAGTTCCAGACCCTGTCTGACCTTGTCTCACGTCAAGTAAGACGTATTCAGCTTCACTGAAGCTACAAGATGCTATTGAGTTAGTACCAGACTTTTTCAAGCATCTCGGTATGTGTTCTAGCTCAGCTAGTCTCCGTCTGCCGGAGGTGGTAACTCGTCGTTTGGTTGTTCCATCGTGTCCGCACCATTCCGAGATTGGGAAGCTTGAGTATTGTTTCTCAACGGCATCCCAACGATCATCGTGTCCACGTGAAAACCCGCCAGAGCGAGATCGTATCTAGCGGTCAACCTAGCCAGTGTATTGGCAACTATATCAGCGGCTGAAGTGTAGTACTTCGGTAAGTTAGGCATTAGGTCCTCCCTGACTACAACCTCAGCTAACCATTCAGGCTCAGACAATACTTCAAATCGTATGACGCTCCAACTAAACACCTGCTCTTGGTAGAGCCGGTGACTAAAGTCAGAACCCCAACATTTGTCACGTCTCTCGACACCTACGAACCGATAATTCTCGGGGCGACGTAGCTTGCATGGTGTTGTGGGGGGCATGGCTACACTGACATTATTTGCAGCATATATACGGTGCGCACCTAAGTTAAGTGGGTGCTTGTACCTGACATTATGTCCTTGCCATCGTGCAACCACCCCATACGCCCACAAGTCACCATAGTTCATAGTCCTGTAAGTATGGCCGTCATCAAATTCGTTGACCATAGGGTTTATCTTAAACGTCGCATGGTAAGGGGTACCGTCGAGTAGGGATCCAGCACGGCCGCACAACATAGCGATACCTCCCGGTGCCACCATAGAGTTGAATAACACGTCTTGGCCCCGCTCAGCATAACCATATTCTTCAAGGTGGTCTATCTGCACATGGCCAATCGGGATATGTTTTGTTTTGTGACCGTCAATGCCTCCCTTTATAAAAGTATAGCAATGCTGGTACGAACACAAAGGTACGTCTTGCCCCAGTACGGCGCTAACTAGTGCATTCGCTCGTGTGGCCACATCAAGCTCATCCCGAATATTCAGGCGCATATTCTTGAGTAACTCTCTTATGTTCTTAGCGTTCATAATAATCATATACTCGCCCCAATACCATGCGGTGTTGTATAACAATGAATCTATGACACATCCATCGTTAGAATTGACAATACCATCATACTCACGGATGGCTTCTACAGAAGTACAAACTGCCTCTCCTAGGAGTAAACATGGTATAGAAGCCCGCTTGAGTCCTAATGAAGGCAACTTACAGACTCGGTGTATATGTGTCCACCAATGTGCCTCTACTGTCTCAGTACTAGGCTGACAGTACCAGGGTCGGAGTATTTTCGCAGCATTGAGAGCGTCTTCATGCCATCTATGCGTGGTACACAATTTGTGCAATAACACTAGGAGATCATTATCATCGTAACTCGTGGAGTTGAGCACATTGACTTCAGGACCGACAAAAACAATAGAGTTCGGCATTAGATTGAAATCAACATTTTGGTCTATCAACAGAGGCGACATGCGTACGTTACCCTTGAGACAATGTAATAACATAATACACTCCTTCTCTGTCAAGTTACTCGTATTTATCCAATACTTATACTGTTTTAAGTGTTTTATGGCGTTATCATCCCTAGGCACTTCACTTGGCAAGAACGCTACATTCATTTCATTAGTCTCGGGGGCATGGTTAATATTTTGTGGGACAATATACCTATTGATATGAAATCGAAGTGGTCGCCGAAGTGATCACCAGACCTGCTGTGACCGTCATTATACTCGTACATCTTCCAAACCTTGACATTGTAGGATATAGACGTGTCCAAGTTGGCCTCTGGTTCCATACCATCAACACGGTCCAACAATGCACGTTTGATGTTTGACAGATTAGAGTCAGTATCTGCCACGCCACATGCAGTAGGGCCCGATCTAATCATGGTTTTCAATGTATCCCATTGTTGTCGTGGGTCCGGTATCCTTGACCAGGCCAGCACGTCTGCGACTCTAAACCTCAATGTATGGTTGAAAGTAGCTAGCCGTTTAGACATCCTTGCTCTGTGTATCTTCATCAAGATGACAGCAATTAGTGCGGTGGCGTTGTCGTAGAAATCACCGGCTAGCATGACATCTTGAAACAGGTTGATACGCTGCTCTTTGATGTCGACACTGGGAGCCGTCTCACGCAGATATTTGGCAACAAGAGTCGAGTTCGGGAACCCGTCTCTGTTCACACACTCACGGTTAAGACCGAAGTACGATTGTTGTCTACCGGCATCTACCACAGTTTGTGGCATACCATATATAGTCCCTGTGGCTAAGGCGGCTGTAATACCACGTTTGCCTTCCTGCTCAGAGATAGGATCAACAGTATGTCCCTGAGCCATGTTGGCCTCTCCGGTCAATCTAGTATATTGATGACCTTGTTGCGCCAAGCCCACATCTTTACTCCCACCGTCATTCAGCTTGAGGTAGTTTTTGTAGAACACGAGTCCTTGCTTATAACTTTGGAAAACACAGTTTAAGTTCTTGTAAGCGAACATGTTTAAGAGTAATTTACTTTGCAATTGGGGGTTTTATATGCT